CACGTGTTATGCCTGAAAAGGCCTCCGTAAGGGGCGTTAGCCCAAAGTGTAGATCAACGTTTTCCTATACCCCAACACCCCAGGAAGCGGCCATGTCGGCCGGTCTCCGGGGCGTCCCGACGAGTACCCTTGTGGGGCCTCCATCGGGTCACCGTGTGCAGACCCATCCATCTCGGATAGCGGGATTTTGTCCCAATCTAAGAGAGGCTGCGGTTCGCGCACGTAAAGCGAATATAGGGGAGAAACGTAGTCGCCGGGGTAAGGGGAACGAAACTTCCTCGCCAGTGGCGTATACGTCTCAAAGAAATGCCCCGCATATCCGCGCCTCCGGCACTTTGCCGGCAACTGTTTTGGGTACTCGTCAGAGACAAGATGCCCATCGCCGTAGCCGTCGGGTCCGTAGATACGCAGTTCGCGGGGAATCGCCCGGAGCACAGAGGCTGCTCGCGCCAAGTCAAACCGGCGCTTGTACCAATTGTGCAACACAAAGAGCGATCGGCTCGATACCAATTGTTTCTGGTAAAAAGGCCGCACGTTGATACCATTGTAGTAGTCGCACCCACATGACTCTCGGAAGGGTCCACTGGAGTAAGACTTTGTGCGGTTAAGTAAGAACCCGCACGCCTCCAAAACCCAGCCTACTTCTTCGTAACTGGACGAGGGACATATGATGTCGTCCCCGTACACTTGCACAACCCCGCCGTTGTCTCCGACGGTGGCTCGTGTAAGCGCCCAGAAAATCAGGGTTTCCAGGGGGAATGTAAAACCGTTCCCCATTGAAGAAAACTTCTCGAGTGCGATAGTCTTGCCCTTGTAGCTGACCTCCGATGTTCTGAAGGCACATAGCAACTGGTACCAGTCTTCCGGTAACAGAGCGCGAACGAGTTCGCGAGCTATCAAGTCGCTGGCAGAGGACAGGTCGATGGTGGCCAAGTCTCCAAACAGTGAGCCAAGTAATGCAAGCTCCTGATTTGTGACCTGGTTTCTTATATCAACCCCTACAGAGCGCAATAGCCTGGCTATGTAATCGCCGAGGCCAGACTGTACGAACCCATTTAAACAGGGCTCGATAACAATCGACCTATAGGTTTTCGCGTTCTTTGGAACAAATGCTAGCTT